GAATTTTGATACATAGCTCCTGCCTCAGGGTCATTTATTTTAAACTGTTTAAATAATTTTTCTGCTGTCTTAAGATCAATTGGATCAGGATATTTATCATACCCTAAGTTAAATTTAGTTCTATATCCTATCAGATCAGCTGTTATTTCTTCAGGAGACCCTTTATAGTCCAATCTATTTGAGTAACCACTGCCCCCCGGTTTAGACCTCATCTTATTAAGAATTTTTAAGTGGTTTTCATCTATAACACTCGAATGATCAAATTGACCCGTTTTAGTATTATATTTTGTAACAAAAATGTCTGTTTTTCCTCCAATCTTTTTATTAAAGTTAGGGTTATAATAACTTTTTAAGAAATCATCAGTCAGATTAGCATAATCATCCGCACCTACAAAAACACTTGTATTAACCATACCTTCTCGAGATATAATTCCTGGTTGATTAAGAAATCCAGCATCATCTATAGATCCTGTTATTTTATAATTACCCACTGAACTTTTTACATTTGATAGACCTGTAGTATGATGCATTTCATGACCTGTGGTTCCCTTAACGTTACTTTTAAAGTTCTTAATTATATCATCTGTTGTTGTTCTATATGGTATAGGTGGATTTCCAATAGGAACTGTAGTAGGGCTTTGGTTAGACTTAAGGACGTTAGCATAGTCATCCCACACTTCTTGTGATTTAACTCTGTTTGAATGTAACTTTAATTTATTTCTAAGATTGTAGACATTTTGATTCATATTAATTTCAGAAAATCGTGGAACAGCATCTGCATCGTCTAATAAAAACGGTGAATTACCATGTTTATTTCTCCAATATGGGCTTTTTTGATTATTTATGAATCTATAATTTCCTTGGCCAAAGAAATTTGATCCTTCTGTAGTTGATAGTGTATTAGATTGTCCCATCGTATTTCGACCTTTACCTATACCAGAAACTGTATATGGTTTATATGATTGTGTCTGAACTCCAAGATTCCAATTATTTTTCCATTGTTGTCCCCATATTCCCATATTATCTAATTTCTGTGTATTTGAGGGATGTACAACATTAATTTTATAGTCTTTTATTCCACTAGATATTGCATCTTCTATAATGTTTATTTCTTCTGAAGTAGGAACTACATCATCTACAGCACTACTACTACTACTACCGCCAGTTCCCGTTTTATTTGCTTGTTTAACTGAATTAACAACTATAGGAGTATTACCGCTATTTGCATTAGTATTAATTTTTCCTGAAACATTTGATTTAACAGGTCCTCTATTACTTGAAGTATTGTATCTAATAATATCATCTTCACTTCCTCGCAATGCTTGAAAGGATGTATTAGCATTTTTAGTGTTTTTAAAATTCTTCAAAAGGTTTAGAGTTGTAGAAGCACCTCCAAATATTTCTAAAGCGTTCCAACCTAAATCTCCAGCATTTGACCAACTTGGATCGTCTATCATCTTTTCAACATTCCCAGGAGCAGTTTGAGTAAAATTATACATTCCATATGCACCTAAAACATCAAATGCACTTGTTCCTGAAATAGTAGGTATAAGATTAGTAGATCCTAATCGTATCCCTTGTGTGACTGCTTGTGGTCCAAACAATACTGCTCCTGCTGTAAGTGGAACATTTCTATACAACATGTCATCAGTAAGTTCTGCTTTTGCTTTTAATTTACTACCGTCATCTATTACTGCTAAATTCATATCTGTATTACCTTTTGACCAATCTAAAATTCTTTGAGTATATGGTGTTCCATCTGTATAATGTGTACCTACAGGATTACCATTTGCATCTGCATAAAACACTTTATTAGCTCCATTTTCACCTACATTTCTAACATCATTTCCAAAACGATACGAAGGAGCATAAGTTCTTGTATCTTCTTTACCTTTCCAGTAATCAAAAAAGTTATAACTCCCTGAAATTCTATCACCGCTATTCCATGCTTGTGCAAATCCTGCAGCTGCAGCTGGATTAAGAGGATTAAAATCATCCCAAGTCTCAGGAGTAGAATAAAACTCTTGTTCTTCTAAAGAAAATTCAGGATCATGAAGGTTAGCATAATCTACTTCGTTAGTTAATACTTCATCATTATTTTTAATGTTAAAACCAGACGCATCAGATGATTCATCCTCTACAGCATATTTTCCTATTCCAAGTTCTTTATGCTGCTTATCTTGAACTGATAGTTGGTGTGTATTAAAGTTTCTATGATATTCTCTATCCTCAAGATCTGGATATGCAAGTTCATAATATTGATCTAGATTCTTAGGATTCAGCCTACCAACAGCCGACCAACTAATAGGTTGACGTTTAGGATTATCTACCCAAGTCTGAAATGAGTGCCTAGCGGTACCATCTTCACTATCTCGCCAATATTGTGATGCAATCTTATATCCATATTTATTATATATTTTTTCAAATTGATTATAACCCAGTGACTCTCTACCCTCTGTCTCTTCAAAGGAAGATTCATATAAATTAAAATCTCCTTCAAGATCCCCATCAGAATCTATTTTATTACCTCCATTTTCATATTTAAATCCACCTTTCTTATATTGACCTGTCTGAATAATTGGATTTTCTCCAGATGCCATATTTAAATTTTGCATTCCAGGAGGTGTAGACATTTGAGATTGAACTAGATTACCTTGCTCTTGAGAATTTAACTCAAAAGGAAGGTTCATAGAACTCTGTTGTAGATTAGGGGGTAAATTAGGTGTATTACCTGATGCTCCTTGCTCTTTTGATTTTTCAAGAGATGCCTGATCTATTAATTCATATATACGCCCTTTATACCCTTCTGCGTACGCACCTTTAATAACTTGCATTTGTTCTTCTGGTGTAAGCATTATTTACCTGAAGATTTTTTATTATCACTAGATTTCTTTTTATCAGCAGCTGCCTTCTTCTGATCTATTCTTGCTTTAGTTTGAGCTATTCGTTCTTTAGATTTTGTTTCTTCTTTCTTTATATTTGCAGTATCTCTGTTAGTTTGAGACTTTCCTTCCATTTCTCTAGCTTTAATCTCAACCTCCCTTTCTTTAATATCTAATTCTCTCATACCTTTTTGAAGATTTAATTGAGCATTTGTATCATTATCTCTAGCATGAATCATAGCAATCTTAATTTGCGTTTCTCTATCTTTCTCTTTATTGAGATTTTCATTCTCTAGAGTCTTATCTTGTTGAGCAATTTTAGCTTGTTCTAATTCATTTTGAGCTTTTTGCTGTTGTTGCTCTAATTCTCTTTGAGTTTTCTCAGCTACTTTAATTTTATGTTTAATTTGAACAAAACTATCTGAATCAAACATTTCAGTTATAGTAGAAGCAGGTACTCCATTTTGAATCATAGACTGAGAAAGTTGTTTAACTGCTTCTAATTTATCTTGTTCTTTACCAGAATCAGATAAGAATATACCATAATTAGATTCCATATGTTGCATACTAGATAAATCTAAGAAATCAGTTGTACCGTCAGGCATAATATACATAGTTTTCTTTCCAGTTAACCACGCTTCTTTAGAGTAATCTAATAAAGCTTGTAAATCTCTTTGCTCCATTCTATTAAATTTTCTAAAATAATCTTCTGTAATGTGAGATGATTGTACAATAGCTTGTTGTGAAGTTGCTTTACCTTCATAACTTCCTACTTGTCCTTGTCTTTGTCTATTAACTCCAGACAGTTTTTCCCATTCCTGCATTATAGATTCTAATAAAGTAATATATTGCTCTATTGTTTTAATAGACATATCCATAACAGATTGATGTTGAGGATTTAATTGTATACCTTCTTTATTATAATCTACCCAAGCTATACCTGTACCTTCAACATAATACATAAATTTATCCATATCCCATTTCTTAGGGATCATATTAATATCAAATTGTGCAATAATATCTTTACTTCTAGCTATTGCAAGTTCTAATCTATATTTGTATATATTATAATTTAATTGGTAGGGTATACCTAACTTTACTAAAGATATATTAGAAGTATTCACGTTAGAGTATCTGATACCATTAATTGGAAGTTTACATGTAGAAGGATTATCTAAAGAATGTCTTTGATTAACTAAAGGGTGTATTTTAATATACATCCTACCATCTATTCTTGTACCTTCCCATACTTCATTAACCCATTTCCATTCTAATTTAGCACCCATTGCTCGCATCTCATTAGGCATTTTAAATCCATCATCTACCATTTTTTCTTCTATAGCTCCTGATTCTTGATCCGTATAAGTTAAAAATCCAACTCTTGTTCTAGATTTCCAATATACAGTAGCCACTTCTATCAATCTATTTCTATATGCATTAGCATCTTTATTCATAGAATTTGTATATAAAAAATATGAATCAGATTCTGAATGTCTTGGTTCCTCAAGTTCTAAGATTTGTTGTTCACTTAAGTATTCATAGTAAGCATCAATAACACTAGAAGCATGTACATATTTTCTTACTAAAGCCCAATCGCCATCTTCAACAAAATCTAAATCTGGATCTAAATCATAATCTACATCTAAAGGATTTACTACTTCATAAAACGGTTCATTATTTCTAACTCCTCTGTGAGTATAAACTTCTCCAGATACTAAGAAATGAAACCAAGCTTTTTGAAATTTATCATGCATCTCTTGACTATGCATAATATAATTCATAGCCGCTTGGCCTTTCATAGCTCTATTATCTACATAAGAAGATTCAAACATTTTCTCTAAATGCTCAGGTATTTCTGGTTTTTGTTCTTCTCCAGAAAATTGACCACTTTTTATTAACTCATTAGCAAATTGTTTTTGAAAACTTTGATATATTACATCATTTTTTGCTTGTTCTTTAATAGTAACAGCGTCTGCATTTTGTACTGTAACAGTGAAATTGAGAGGCCTTTTAGATTTCTCACCTAACAAAAGATCGATGATAGGTTTAATTATGGGATAATTACGCATTTGAGAAGGAAAATTACTACGGCTTTTACCATAAGGTTTTAGCACATATTTATAATCCGCCTCGTCAATTACACCGTTATAGTATTCATATAATTGTTGTAGAGATTCTTTTCTATTACTTCCGGCACTACGGCCAGATTGAGAAAGTTCAATATAAGCTTCTACACAAGCTTCTTTCCATTTTTTAGTCTTTTTAGACGAAGGCAATTTCTGCCTTGGTATTTTATCATATCCCATAATCTGACAAATTTAACTATATTTTGTTTATGTTTTTATACTACTAATTATTTTACCCACTTTATTATATATATAACACTATAAATAATCACAAATATCATATAAACTATATTTTAAAGTTAGTTCTTTACCTTGTTCTATTTTTTTAAGTGTTTTTAATCTCCTATAATCATCATCTCCCTCATCTTCTATTAGTTCACAATTAGGATTTTCTGAATGATTAATGAATCCTCCTAATGGTGTTCTAATATAATTATGTTGAAAATTAGGATCATATACATGAGTTATACCTATAACTACCTCTCCCGGAATATCTTCTTTTGCGAGGATCCCTGCTCCATGAATTTCTGATGGTCCTATTGCTAAGTACTCCGGTAGAGGGTTATAAGGTTCTTTATCTTTACATTTTTCCATATTAATAATAATTTTTATCAAACCATTTATCAGACGATCTGTCTTCTAATATATCTTTTACTTCTGAATTATATAATTCTCTGGTATGATACATACCAATCATTAACGCCATTACACGGTCAAAGTTACCTGCATGATTAAATTTAATTAACTCCATTAACAATCCAGGATCATATATTTTGTGCAAATTTAGTAATTGTTTTCCATTTTCATCTGTTCTTCTTACAGAATTTAACCAATCACGTATATATATTTCTCCTTGACGCTTTCTAGCTTCTGTCATATGCATACCATATTGACGTTTTACTGTTTTACTTCTAAGTTCTCTTTTATCTAACATTTCAAATTCTTCTTGAAGTTTATGTAACTTCCTATATCTTTTTGCGTATGCTATAACCTCACCTCGGTCATTCTCAAATCCTATCTTACATCCATAATAATCTGCTAATAAAAATAAATTTCTATTATAATCATCTTGAGTCTTAGGCCTTCCTACATAAGATGCAACTATAATATCATCTGGTTGAGATAAATTATTTGGTCGTTTTAATACGTAAGCAGCTCCTAAAGAAGAACTATCAGCTGATTGATTTTGCCCATAAGGGTCATGACAAATTACATACATATTCATAGGAACTTGTTGCTTTTGATTTTTATATGGAGACTCATATATAACTACTGCTCCTGTAGTATCATCATCTTTTCTATGTGGAAACTTTAATACTTGTTTTAAATCTCCATTTATTTTAAACTTAATTTCACCTTTACTATCATGATATAAATTACCTACTGTCCCAATAGAATGTAAATTATTTGCTTTTATATTATTATATTGTTCCTGTAAAGTTGCTACATCAAATAAATTAGCTGTTACTTGTAAAGTTGCTTCTTGAGGAGAGAAAGGGTGCTCGGCTATATATTGGTCTAGTGATTTAGCATCTGCAGCACCCTTCTTTTTATCCCTCATTTTTGTTTCATATTCAATAGCTACCTGAGCTAAAGAATTTCCTTCATTATCTATAAATCCATCTAAATTTTTTTGTATTGGAATGAAATAACCACACTTACTTCCCATTGCTCCTTCATCCCATACATTATCATAATCCATACAATCATATGCTTCTGGATTATAGAATATCTCCTCCATTGCCTCAAAGTCAGCTCCTTCTGTACCACCTGTACCAAATGCAATCATTAATCCTAATGTTTTTGCACCTTGTCTCATAGTAGGCATTGTTACTTCCCAAGCTTTAAGGAGTCCAGGGAATGATCCAGCTTCCTCAAAGAAAACTAGTTCACCCGCCTTTCCCCTCACTTTATCTGGATTATCTTTTAATGACACCCCCATTATTTGAGACTTCATACCCATCTCAATCTCTAAACCGTTTACTTTCTTTTTATAACCAGACATTTTATGCATCTCACGATCTCTAAGACGTGGTTGTGACCATGCTGTATGATCATCTATAAAAGATAAGAATTCCCAAGCTTTAGATAAAAGACCATCTCCAATAAGATATTCTTTTTGTGAAGCAAATACAAAGTTTTTACTATTCTTAACAAAGAAATAATTACGAGCTAACATAGATCCTGCTTTATATGAATAACCTTTTCTCCTTGCTTTAAGTACAATCATGTGTTTATTATCCATTCTTGCCTTATCTATCTCTTGAAAATACTCCCAATCACCATCATAAAATCTAGGAAATGTTCTTTCACGTTTAGATTGAATAGTACCATCTGGTAATTCTTCATCTACAGCCCTATCAATAGGACAATAATTTAAATAAAAATAATGAAATCCCGTAACATGAAGACCATCTACAGTATATCCATATAAACACCTTTTACGCTCCTCGTCCCAAAAATCATAATAGTCTTTTGTTCCTGGAAGTGCTGGTGTATAATGTCCCTTCTCTATAAAAGAAAGCGCTGCTCGTCTGACTCTATCGGTTTCTTTAAACATTTATTTTTAATTTTAACTAATTCAGCGCACTTCTCATATTCTTCTGTGCTTGTGAAATATTCTATAACTATATCTATTATATCTTCAGTTCTCCCATCCTCTACTAAAGGATCAAACGGTAAAGGTAAAGTGTCTATTCTACCTTCTTCTAAATCATAATAAATATCATCTAAGGTTTTACGTTTAGTTATAATCTGATAAGCGTTTCTCATTGCTCTATTATAGAGTTCCATATCTTCTAAAAAATCCATTACATACTATATTTATTTACTTCAATTCCACCTCTATTTGTATTGGCGGCTTGTTCTTCTTTTTTAACTATCTCTTCTAATCTGCTTAAACCATCTACAACTTTCCCCATATTAGATAAGTTAGCTATTAAGTCTTTTGCGTGAAATATAGGTTTACCATGATCATCCATTAAATGTAAATCTATATCTCTAAAGTATTTTTCTAGTTTTACTATAGATGATTTTGCAGCTTTTAATAATCTTACTGCTGAGGTTTCAATTAATTGTTCATATTTATCACAAGCTGTAAGTACTTTTGTAGAAGGTTTCCATTTCTTTTTTTCACCAAATATACTATTTTTTATTTCAATAACTCTTTGATCCCATTCGTATATAGAAAAGGGTGACCTGTGGTCTATCATAAAATATACAAAAGATAACTCTAAAGATGACAAATCTTTGAACTCTAAAATACTTAAAGCATATGAACTTGGAACAGCTTTATTATCATCTATATGTATTAAATCATTTTTCATTTTTCTTTTTATTTATATATTCTACTCTTTTTGGGTTAACTGAAAACT